AAAGGCTACTATAATAGCAGCCATACTTTTATTTATAGTCATTTTATTCTCCTAATTACTAAACCCTACAAACTGATAATTTAAACCGACTTTAATATCATAAGCTGGTCTCTCCCAATAATCTAAATATTTTCCTTCAACATAAAATCCTAAATTTTCTTGTAATTTAAATCCAATCACTGCCCCAATATCATAATCATACCAAATCTCTGTTCCTGCTTCTAAAAATTCAAAATCAGCAGTTATATTTCCATCTTCTTCGTGTTCAGAAAAGGCGATGGCGTTATGAAAAGAATATTTATCCATACCATAATGATAAGGATATATACTTCCCCAAATATGAAACCAGTGATTATCAGTATATTTATAATAATCTATTCCAAGCGATACTGATATTTCTCTTTGATTTCCTAAATCTTTTACCTGTTGATTAAACCACTTTTCTAACAATCCTGGAAAATGATATTGATAAAATTCTCTATCAGTCATTGCCATTAATTCGCCGTCCGCATCAAACCATCTCCAATCATAACCTACAAATCCTACATATTCACCAGTTGAATTATCATAAATTGAAAATCCTTCTCCATCTGGAACACCATCTCCATCTAAATCTATACTATATGACATATCATCTACACCAAATTCATCTTCTGCGAAATCCCACCAAGCTGAAGAATACCAAGATGAATCTATAATGGTTGGTGCGAATCCATATACTGGATGTGATCTGCCACTTAATCCAAATGAAATATTAAAGCTTGCCGTTTCAGAACTAAATTCTTTTCTTAATCTAAAATCGGCTTGGCCAAATCTTAAATCTTCCATTTCTAAATCTTGATATTTTATCTTAGCAATAAACCAATTACCAAGATATCTCAGAAAATATTCTTGTGATCTAAATTGTTCATCCCACCTACGATTTTCAGAATACTTTATGAGATACTCAAATCCTTTTACTCTACCTATTGTAGCCGCTTCATTAGGATTTTCTTGACCACTACCTTTATACCAATCACCACCAACTCCAGCGTTTTTAACACCCCGTTTTGGTTCATAATTAAATCGTGCTATTTTTCGTATTCCAAACGATAAATCAAAATCCGGGTCTAAATCTCTTTCTTCTTTATGTACATTTAATTCACCACTTAACCAATTTTCCTCTCCTGTTTCGGGGTCAATCATTGAAAGTGAATATCTATCTTCTTCCCATTTTGGTGAGGCTAAATTGAATCCGGCATAAACTGTCGAATACTTAAAAAAGTTTTGAAATGCTCCCCCTATTTGTCCAAATAAAAAAGATGTTGATAACAACAGTCCAACCAATAATTTCTTCATTAATTATTTCTCCTCGTTACTCTTGCCCCTGAATTAGAACTTGAAGAACTACTACTTTTACTCCCACCTGTGTTGGAAGATGAACTTGACCCTACCGAAGTATTGTTACTTCGTCTTATAACTAAATTAGAATTGGTACTTGTATTTTCTCTTGTCCAAGTTCTTTTATTACTTACAGTATTTGTATTTTTTATAGACTTTTCATTTATATAATAATATGGATTATAACTTCTATAATATGGACTGGTGTAATAATTCCAACCATACATATTTGAATATCTATTCTGATATCCAAATGGTGAACTATACCCGTAATAAGAATAAAACAGTTGGTCACTATAATATGTACCTAATGAATATGATGTATAACTATCGTAACCCCATTCCGTTTCTTCTGTTTCAGGTTTGAGTGAATGTAACGCAGCAAGTTGTGTATAGCACCCCAACAAGGACATGCTCCCAATGACCAATACACAACTCAATAATATGTTTCTAAGTTTCATTATTTATCCCTATGTTTTCTATTCCAACCACCTGGTTTAAAATGTTTCTCACCTTGATGATATCCAATATAGTAAGCTAAACTTCCAACTACAACTAACCGAACAACTGAACGAATCTTTTGTCTCTTAGCCATTTCTTTACGTTTGGCCATAACCATTCTATTACGTCTTATATCACCTCGATTCCAATCTTTCTTATCATGTTTACGTTCTTCTTTAATAGTAACTTCTGTCTTACCATCTTCTTCTTTAATTTCAACTTCTTGTGCCATCAAAGGTAAAGTGAAAGCTAAAATTAAAAAACTTGAAATTAACTTCTTCATGGTTTTCTCCTTATTTATAAATATCTCTATAAATCAAATCTAATTACTAAATTTAATGGAGTTTCTAGATCATTTTTGATTGGTCTTGCCAATTTACCTAAAGCAACCAAATTATTAGTGTCATTGTAAAGTCCAATATTTGTGATGTATGGAGCAAAATCGGAATGAGTTACAAAATTGTTAAATGTATCAGTAGCATTATAAGTTTGTTTAAAACTCTGTCCCCCAAGAAATTGCCAATAAACAGAAGATCCATAAATAGCTGGGCCCCTTCCTTCATGTGTAGTATCATTGTATCTAAATCCTGGTGCCGGTTCATCTCCTGGTCCAAAGTATTTATATCTCGTTATACTTTCAGTTGCTGTTGTTATACTTCCACTATAACCTTCTGTTACACTAATGTTCATAGTTTTATTTAAATCACTTGGCATAACCTTACAATTATATTGGTGCTGATATATTGTATGTGTAGACCTAAAACTGAATGAAAATCCATCATCCCCGTTAGTTAAACCTACTCTCCTATAAGAACCTGTTTCTGTAATGGCTACTATACCATGCTTATAAAAAATATTTCCTACTTGACTTCCACTTGCATCGGCGGTTAGATATGCTCTATCGAAACTAGCACTTTTGTAATTCGCGAAACTTGAAGAATGAGCTAAATCATAAAGATTTCCATCACCATCATCTATAATTGTTATTGAACTATCAGTGCTATTATCAACGAGTCTAAAAGAATTGGGTTTTATTTCTTCGCCAAAGAATTTTTGAGGTACTGTTATAATATTTACACTCTCATATAACTCTCTTTTATTATCATAGATATTCCCCAACCTATAATATAAATTTTCATTATCTATTCTATGTTCTGATCCAACAACATTTGTTTTACTGCCACCTACATCGTAATAATCAGCTAAATATCTTTGTGGTCCATATTCTGGACTTTTATTATAATTGTTTCTGTAAAATAAATGGTGAACACCATAATAGGTAGGAATTTTATAAAATGTTTGAATTGTAGCTGCATAACCACTAGCATAATCATAAAAGGATTGAGATGCTGCCGTAGCTACATCAAATCCTCTTACACTTCCACTGAGGCCTTCAAGTCCAAATACACCACTCCCACTATCTACATCTGAAAATGAAAATTGTTTATGAACTTGAAATGGTTCAATCGAAATATCGTCTGGTCCGAACTTTCTATAGAAAGACACCGTTTGTCTCCCTTACGTTAAAAATCTAATTTAACTTTAACTATTGCTTCTCTGGCAAATGACTTTAAGATAGGTTTACTAAGTTTAGCTACAGCTAACAGTTCATTAGTGTCATTATAAAGACCCACAGTTGAAATATAAACTTTTGGATCTCTTTCAAACGTCTGCTGAGTCAATGAACCATCTGACGATGTAAAAAATGTAGGATTGTTACTAAAATTAAAATCTCTATTATGAACTCTACAGAAATAATGTGTTGAAGAAATATTTTCTTGTCTACGAGCTCTAAAACTAACACCTCGAACTATATCATTAAACATTCGTCCCGCATTGTTATTATTTGTATCCGAAGAACTTACTGTTCCTAAGTTCAATTGTCCAGTAGAACCTGAAGCATTCAATGGAGCTGGATGTAAAATTATAGCTCCCATATCTGGATAAAATAATCCGTACCCACCACCAGCTTGAGATGCAGCAGCTGTATTAATAACAGCTGTTCCACTCGAAATAGAACCTGAAACTACATCATAAACCCTACCACCAATATCTACTGATGATAAATCCGCTTTAGAACTATTATCAATTAATTTAACTGTTCCCGCACTTGAACTTAAATGAAGCTCCCATTGGCCTGGATCTATTCTTTCCCTAAATCTCGACCTTCTAAAAGAAAGTACATAAATATCATCAGAATCATAAGGACCTGCAAATGTAAATTTATCATCGGTTGGTCCTAACATTACATTTCCAAATTGATTATAAACAGCTGCAGTTGCTCTATTGCCAGTTGATAATCCAAGACCACCTTTAGAACCACTACCTCCATCATGACCATAAGCTACACTGAACTGAACTTCTGCGTTTGAATCTGTTGCTGGATCTGTTTTATATACATCATAAAAATAATCACCACTACTACCACTCTGAGTTGAGGAAGTATAAAAAGAGGTTAGTGTAGTTGATCCACCAGACCACATTCCAGAAGAAACAGTCTGTCTTAGATTTTCTACTATATCACCCGATGTTCCATCTTCCTCAAAAGTAAAAGCTTTAAAAATTTCCGCCATTATAAACTCCTATTAAGTTAATGTAGCCTTGACTGTTAATGGTACTGTAAAAGTAGCTCCAGTTTTATTACCAATCACGGTTAATTGAGTTTTAATTACAGATGTAAGTGATCTAGATGTAATATTAACTCTCTGTGCAACAACTGTGATACTCCTCTTCTTCTCTTCTTCACTTAAGAAAATTGGAGTCGTTGCTCCTGCCACATTGACTTCTGCACCTTCACCAACAACCATAGTGGCTGCATCTGAATCATGTAAAATAAATGTATATCCATCAGTTGCATCATCACCATTTCTGGTAGTTGGACTTACTGCCTGAGAAATCCCGGCTCGTTGAAATACATAGGAAGCTACTGCCAATTCAAGTATAGGCATCTTAACTGTATCTTTTGGAAGTGTTACCAATTTATATCTCATAGACTGATTTTCATCTGAAATTGCTTCTAACATAGGCATGTTTTCAATTACAGCCCCATAGTAATTTGTTCCATTTGGATGCGTAGTATCCCACAGTGTATAATCTACTTCATCATCAGATAAAGCAAATTTAGTAATTTTAAATTCATTTTCACCCCTTGCTAATAGTTCCCTGCCCTTCTTTGTAAGAACAGCATCTATTGTAATTGAGGAATTATCAAGAAATCCCATATTATTTTCTCCTGTGATTTGAGCATAATAGATAAACAAGTTAGATAATTTAACTCACTTATAAATATACTCTTTGTTAATTTTTCACACCTTTTAAGTTATTATGCAGCTTTAAGCTTTGATGAACCTCCATCTGCAGTTGTCAATACAGTAGCGTCTCCTATTATTATCTCTACTGGTGATTTTCCATCTGGTGTTGTTTTTTGTGTTTGTAAACATCCATCAAATGCTAAATTTCTTAGTGCCTTAACTTGTTCCCATTTAGTGTCATATTCAGATGCATAATATGATGAAGAATCTGCATTTAAATGTAATTTATCATCTCTATCCCTATAAATAAGACTATCTTTACTATAAAATGATGGAGCCCCAGATGAAGTATAAAAATAAAGTGTAGATTGATTAAAATCCGATGCTCTAGAACTACTAACAAACGGAATTACTGCTTCAGCAAAAACATAATTAGGTCCTCCTATATCAACTGAAGCGGTTGCATAAGGAGTGTGAGAAACACCTAATTTATATAAAGTTGGATCTATAAAAAAACTCTGTGAAATGGCTCCTTGATGATAAGGATATAAACCATCATTTACAGTACTTCCACTCATCACTAATTGTGTTCCATATCTTTTATCTGGTAAAGTCTCATTATCTGTTTCTCTTGTTATTGAAATTGACCCAGAAAAATATTCGTTAGAAGATGAAGGTGGACCATTAAATACTCTCACCTTTGGTCTTTCAAATATATTTGGTTCTATGACAACCCCAAGAGTAGGTTTAACTCTTGCTGGCAATAAATCTACAAGTTGTTCAAATATAGAAAAGTCATAAAATTTTAATAGTCTAAGATAATCCCAAAAATTGTTTGGACCTGTATATTTCTGCCAATAAGTTTCTCTAACTCCAGATAATCCCCTGTATTCATATTCATATAAATCTCTTGGATCTCCAATATACTGATTAAAATCTAAATCTGCAACAGAAAATTGAATATCTTCATTGACCACATCAACTGGTGAAAAATATAATCCAACTTTATTTGAATCATTTGGTGCAAAATCAAACGCACTTACTTCAGCCCGTTTATCAACACTTAACTGACCTCTTTCTAATACATTACTTTCTATTCTTATTTTACTTCCTAATCTTCTACTTGGGCCATTGTTCGGAACAAACATTTGCATTTTATCACTAATACTTGAATAATTGGTCTCATTTGCAAATCCGAATGCACTTCCAGTTTGTGTAAATGTTTGATTTGCAGAAGTATCTCTTATTTCATTATCAGTAGAATGGTTTTTTGCTTCATTAAATGAATATCTCATAATCAATTCTGTGTAAGAAGCCGAAGGGCTATTTCCATCATATGCTTTTGCTGCTTTAACATGATTATCAAATCTAGACTCACTTAACGCAGAATTCCACAATCTAAATTCTTGCATAGAACCACTAAAAGGAGCTCCGAAAGTTGTTAAATAATTAACTCCAAATGCTGATCCTGTCCGCCCTCCCAAATAAAGTGCAGAATCCGCGGTGAAAGATTCATTGTATGACTGAGTTGCCGCCTTTATAGATCCAGTCTGTCCTGCTTCTAACATTATATAAAAACTATCTTCTAATGCTAAATTGTCTCCACCTTCAGTATCTAAATTATCCGTATCACCTAAAAAGGATTCCGTAGCACTTCCATATAAATTAATTCTTCCAAATCCCTGATCGTACTTCTTTACAAAAAGTTTATATCTAATATCTTGTGATATGTGGTCAGCCGCGAGTGGTTTATCATTAAAAGAATCATCTGCTTCTTCTCTTCTTAACATTACATTCCACCACTCTCCATCATAAACCGGTAATTGTGATGAAGATACTTCTCTAACTCCATCAGAACCAGAAAACATCAACGAAACGTGTCCTCTATTATCAGTAGAATCATTTTCTTTCAATCGAATAACCCAAGCTGTACTGCCTGAAGGTGCAAGACCACCAGAACTTTCTGTTCTTACTTCTGATTGAAGTAAAATCTGACTTGAACCTGTTGCAGTCTTAAATCTAAATTCTACTGTATCTGGTTTTCGACTAGTTCCATATGCCCCTTGATCATTATCACTCCAAAGTGTTTTAACATATTGACTTCCCTTAAAATCAATTGCCTTTGAAAATTTTCGTGTAACACCATAAGATAATTTAGAAGTTTGTGTGTCTTGTAAATCTGGTCCACCATATTCTCTTATTCTTAATATAGAAGATGGAATACCATAACAATTTATAAGTGCTCTAAGAGCTTTCTCTGTTCCCTTAGTTTTTATAAAGTAAGGATTATTTTCAACAATTCTTTTCCAAATTTCTCTTGAAATATCTTTTTCTGAAGTTACCGATCTTACACTTGGATCAGAACCTGTTATTTCTTTTCCTAAAACATATCTCGGTAAATTAATAATATCCTTATTTGTCTTTAAAGTTGTTCCAAGTGACTTCCCTACATTATAAACCAAGTCCTTTGAATATCCTCTATTTAACTCTCTCCGTCTATCGTGAATGGAGTCCATATTTTTAACATACATCCAAACATTATCAAAATGTTGTGCCGTCATTTTCATCATTTTCAAAAATGGTTCATTCTCTGTATCATCTGTTATATGATTTGGTAACATATTCATAAAGTTACCATCGTTCTCTATATCATATAATGAAGCAGATTCTATTTGCTTGTCATACCATACACTCGCCTGAGATGAAGTAGTCGCTGCTAACATATAAGGACTTGATTTTGTTCCGGCACCACTTGTTTTAGGCCAAGAAGAATCAAGAGTTAAAATATGTTTTGATCCTGTAGTAAAAGATGAACTCTCAAAATATAAATACCGTTCATAACCATCAAAACTATTAATCATTTGTCTTTTACTTACATTTTGTTTAGATACATCAACTCCAGATCCTGTTATTGTTCCGAAGTGAGTACTTTGACTTGTAGCACTTTCTATTTGTTCTAATTTGTATTTAAAATTCTGAAGTCTTTGTTTTGCTGAACTAAAATTAACAAAGTTTTCATATTTGTCGTATTCAACATTTAATAACGCGGTATTAGCAAAACTACCACTAAGAAGTTCATTCTCTATCTCTTCTCTAATATCATCGTCCGCCGTTACAATATCATCATAAGTTTGAAATGTCGTTTCCCTCTTCCCAACTGGACTATCTATTACGTCCATATTTGGAGATCGTAAAACAAGAGTTCCTACTTCTTGGTCTATAAATGGAATTATAACAACTTCATCTTCATATGGATCTGCCATTTCCTTAACAACATAACAATAATCCTTTTCAGATATTCCTGCTGGTAATGGATCATATAACTTATAAACTATAGAATGTGGATATTCTTCAAAAGTTGTATCATCTCTTTGCCAATTTACAGCTAATGCTAAATTTGGATTATCAAAATGTAATAAAGTTGTAAGGTCTTTTTTAGCCTTTGTTCTATAAGCAGTTTTCCATTTACTAAATTTTTGGTTCTCTGTTAATTCATTCAATCCACTTTGTTCATATGGAATTCCAAGTTCAGTTCTTTTATCATCATAAGAATCTGCAACTCGTATAGTATCTCTGTCTATTACTTCTATTATTTTTGATTCAAATCTAAGTTTCTTTCCATCCTTTACATATGCGTCCCAAATAACAAGTTTTCCCCCAATCATTTTTTTTGTAAACCCCGCATCATCATTTCTTAAATCTGCATCAAGTTTAGTTTTGTCCTTTAAATCAAATTGAATGTCCCCCCACCCTGCAGCCGAAATGGGCGTATATTTTCTATGAGTTTCTGCTAACTCAAAAAATTCTCTTTTATAAGTTTCATCATTGATGATAGTGGGGACTAAACGAACTTCAGTTCTTGAAGAGGAAATTTTATCTATATAATATCTGTTCTCTTTTGAAAATAATTCTTTACCACGATCTGCAGCTGCTTTTTCTCCAGCAAAAGTTCTACCATCTTCATCAACCCAGTTCTTGCCAGAATAAACTTTTCCTTCACCATCCAATAAAACATCTGAATCTGATCCTCCCAGCCGTCTGAAGAAATAATATTTAACTTTATATTTACCACTCCTATAATCAAGACTTCTTAAATCCTTACCTGGTTTTAAAACTATTTCTTTATTTTTAACTTCAAAATCGGATGTAATCCCAGTATTAAGATATGTACCATCCATATCATAGACATTAAATTCTACAAAATCATTTAGGTCTGATCCAAAAGTGGGGAATTCATAGCCAGAAACTCCAGCTTCTCTAACTCCACCAAATCCTAAAAGTTTGCTATCTTTTTCTTTTATTTCTATTGGCATATTTTAACTTACAAGTTCTGTAATTTGTCTTTTTATGATATTATCTACCGAATCTCTTCTATAAATTACTTTTTGATTGGGAGCAGCAACGGTTTGGGTAGGATCTTCAAGTGCTTCCTTTGTATTAACATCTTCATAGGACAACATAGCTCCAAACTCGTCCCTTGTTGTTGGCACTGCATCTGCTGAAGCAAGACTTGCCATCTTTTCTCTTGCCCTAGTAAGCTTACGTTCATATTCTATTTCATCGGCTATATGAAGTTGTTTCCAATATGCATTTTTTTTGAGTTCTTCTAGTGTATACGGCATTTTATCTCACCACTTTAAATTCAAAATCCTCATCAAAATATTGATCTGTTTCGTCTGTAGTTCCACTACCACTTTGTACTCTATATGTAATTTTATAATACCTTTCTGGTTGTAATCCATTCATCCAAAAATTAAAATAATTACCACTTGAATCACAACTAAGTCTTGAACCACTTCCAAATGGAACTATTGTATCTTCTGTTAAAGCGTCTCGTACTGAATAAAAAGAACTTGCACTTGGTAATGCTTTAACAACCAAATTATCTGACGTAGTGGAAAATGTTTTTGTAGGATATCTTTCTCTACCTACTAATCTAAATCTCACTTTAGAATTTTCTTTGTACTCTGGTCTTAAACCTTTCATATAAAGAACCATATCTTCTACGTTTGCTGAAGAAAGAGAAGCTGTTAATGATCCAGTAACCCATTTAGAATCATCCCACATAACTTCAAGTTTCGGGGGATAAACTGTGTGTGTTTCTCTTGAAAAGAATTTAAAATGTCCCAAACGAGTTGAATTTCCTTCTGAAGTTGATGTATCTGTATTTCCAATACTACCACTCCTCTTAACTATAAATCCTTCGTTTGGATAAGCTGAACTTGACTTTATCCAATGGTTTACAATATCAGTAACATCCATTCTCATATCAGTTGTTTCATGGTCAAAGGACTGTGATGCCTGAAATCCACTTCCACTATACCAAGTTCCACCTGTACTGTTAGAACCACTTACCCATTGGTCTCCAGTTGTTTCTCCTGTTCTATATCTCCAACTAACTCCTTCAGTAGTTTTTGGACTATCATAAAACTTACCTTCCCCCATAGTCCAACTCTGACTGACTGGATATGCATATAAAAGATCATTAGCAGTTAATTCAGATGATGCGGCATCATATAAATTCAAATAATATTTTGTTTTATTAACACCTGTAGTGTTTGCTGGAATTGTACTATTCTGAATTGATTCTGAAATTGTAGTCAAGTTAAATTTAATCAAAATACGAGATGCATTTACAATGGTTGCTGTATCATTCATGTGTTTAGAAACTTCAATGATTTCATCAAGACCAGTATTTTGACTCTGTGTTACTGTTCCTTCGTAAAGTGTAGCATCCTTTTGTGCGAATTCAAAATAGTGCATTTACATCACTCCTATTATCTAGGGGTTACATCGGCATCGCCGATTGCTCTTCCCTCTATATCATTATTGGGATATTTAATTTCAAAAATACTCGGGTCCATTGATGGATATATTACTCCATTCTTTGTAGCAGATTCCATATCATACATATTTCCTGAATATCCATCTGCCTTTTTCCATTTGTTTGTTATTATTACAGGCAAACTATTTGGATTATCATCAACTGGTGGAACAATAGAAGCAACTCCTTCTACTTGATAAAGTCTATTTGCTATTTCTGCTACCAGTATGGGCTGATTTATTTGCCTCTTTTCAATATCAAAATAGTTCTTTACTTCATTTATACATTTTAATATAACTTCATGCTTATTATATCCTCTCATTACCATAGCAGTAAATTTAACTCCAACATTAATAATCCAAGCATCTTTAATATTAATAGAATCAGTTATCATTCTAAATTGATTTATATAATTTCTAAGATTTTCTTTTACTGCAGTATTTAACCTCGTCAATTTTGTGCTGGAATCATACCCAATTACATACATATTCAAAGCTAATGGATTTGGAATCCTTGTGGTTATTTGACCAAGTGGTTTTCCCATATCTTCTTGCGTAACTGCTCTGTTTTTACCTCCAACATTTACTGTTGAAAATTCTAACTGTTCATCTGGTACAAAATAAACTTTTGCTATATTTCCATACTTCGCTGGTAATGTATAAGCTCTAAGAATATAATCTTCCTTAGTAACTGCTCTACCTTGTGCCTGAAAGTAAGCAAGTGCATTTGTTCTAATTTCTATATTAGTTTCTATTCCTCTACCTCCCGTAGCAGGAATTGGATTAGTTACTCCAATTGAATCTTTAGCAGTTTGAACTTTAGTTGTATCAAGACCATCCGTATCTATATCATAACTTATAGATGTTACATTTACTATATCTCCCTGTGGAACATTATCTACAACGCCGCCACCATAAGAATACTTTACAGTTAAAGTTGTATTGGATGGTGATTGTCCGTAAGCCTCTGTTTTTAAAAAATTGGTTGGATCGAAAAATTCATTCAATTTTGTTGGACTTCCTGGTAGATTAGAACCTACTTCCGTTGGATTTGGAATTATTTCTTCGTCAGCGTTAGCAGATGTGCCTGCTCCAAATCTTAATTCTGTTCT